TGAACGTCGTTGGTTGTTGGGTGAGTAACAAATAAAGACTGTAAGAATTGAGGTAATATGTCACGAGAAAGAGCCAAAACAAGTATATTATAGGAAAGGCTAGGAATAAGAGCAGTAAGGTTGATAGTATTATCAAAAAGATCTTCAGTTTGTCGCATAGAGCAAAGAGAGAAAGTATTGAATATTATTGAAAAGTTTGAATTTTCTAAACCGCCAACTTATACCCCGGGGATGACCAATTTCAGAGAGAGTTCGGGGTGTAAAAACCAATTTTATTAATAATAATCCACTGTGGCTAAAGCAGTGAACACAGGATGGGACATAAATGTCATGGGGAGCAATGTTTCTAAAGTATTAGTGAAATCTCGGAGTTGTAAGTCAGAAATACCGTATCGTTCAAGGAAGTTTAATTTCCAGCATTCGCACACTGTATGACGTGTGTCAATAGCTGCGTGGGGTCGATGTGCTTCAGTAAAAGATTCATGCACTATAGGAACACACGATATAGGCGGCATATATGAATGGTTGTATTGATACAATGAGTATTGAGCAAAAATGTAGGTACGCCATTGATCAATATAAGGCAAATTAACAAAAGGTTCAAGACCACGGTGCATGCTTACCATACACAACCAGGCTTGATCTATAGAGACATCTTCGTCTTTAGTTTTGGGAATCTTTGTCTTCTTAAAGACGGTACGTGGAGCAGTCATAATTTTCGACAACTTCAGAATACGGCTTGGGAGAGGGCTCCAAGAATAAGAAAAAACATTGTCAGGAGTATGCAAGAACCAACCTTTCAAAATGGTTGGAGGAATGAAGGATGAACAGTCTAATTGGGTGATCCAACATTTGATCTTCATTGAGAAACCAAATGTCTTCAGAAAATATTTCTGGTATGGACGAGGATCACGAGAAAAAGTATTTAGAGAATGATGGGCTCTGAATTCGTTAACAAATGACACCCAGAGACCTGCAACAATAAGTGTGTTGCCTACAGTAGTATCAGGAGAGCCTGTATTACGCTCGGAACAACGACCAAGATAAACTTTAGTATGAGAAAGTTTATGTTCGACCATCAAAGTAGAAGAAGCATTTTTCATGAGTAAGCGAATAGCTTCTTTACTGGCACCAAAGGAATATAGAGTGGCCCATTCATAAGCTAAAGTCGCTTTACGAACAGAATGGTCACATTGAGATACATCACCTTCCATAATATATAAAGAATAATTTAAATTTAAAATACAAAGACTATCATCACCTGAGGCTGCAACATGCCAACCTTCGTGACGAATAACAAAGTCAAACCATTCAGACAATTGCAAATCTGTTTTTCCAGATAGGTCTGAAAGGTATAGGATATGATAGGCTGGGGAAATGTCAACTTTGTTAAAGCAACATTCTTTTGTGCATAAATATAATCGTTTACACCAAAAGAATTTCTTGACATTTTCAGAGACACCATAAATTATTCTACCAACTTTGTAAGAAAATTGGGGAGCTTCTCTATGGATTGGTCTAGGCACCCAATCCATTTTGAATAGCACTTCATCAGTTTTTGAACTAACAGTTGTTTGATTGACCTCGGGACTTGACATCTCAAGAGGGTTAAGATCATCTCTTTCTTTCATTTGTAACATAAGAGCTCGTTTAGGGCCAGGCAAATGATTAAGAAATTGTTCAAAGCCTTCATCACGTTCAAAAAACACGTGGTTTGGTTTGTCAATCATGTAAACACCATACTGATAAGGTGTTGAAAAGGAAGAAAAATCACCTTTAATTAGACGATTTAGGGCTGGAACATAAGAATTTCTTTGACTGCATAAAGTAGTGTCCAGAGTGGAGTCAAAGTATGTGAGGATGCAACCAAGAGGAGTGTTGACGTCTTGATATACAGACATCAACTCAGCAATTGTTGACATTGAAGGGTTAGCAATACCTGATTCAAGGAGAGCAGGAGGAGCTTTAGCCAAACGATTAATCATCATAAAATAAGTGTTGTGGCCACTAGTATCAGGACGGAACATAGGAACATTATGGGCCCAATAACGATAGTAACCAGCATTTTGTTGAGGAGGAATTCTGAGATCATCACGAAAATCTGCACAAGCTACTTCTGAATAAATCACAGAAGGATCGCTCATTGGTACTTTAGGTTTACAAGGAGAGGATCTGCGATATGCCATATTTGGCTCATATTGAGAGACAAATGGGGTTTCAGGATCAAGGTATTCATCTTTATCTACAGCATTGTCAAATTCATCTATGGAATAAACCATATCAGGATTTTGAATAACACGATAGGCAAGAGATGAAGCATCGAAGACCTTGATAATGTCCATAACATTTTCAAAGTATGAACAACGTTTACCACGAGATCTAGCATCATCACATACAGAATCAAAAGTACACATCGTTGGAAGAGTTCTTGAAATAAAACAGTTTACAATACAAACTGCTAAATTCCAAGTTCCATGGACATATAGAGCTTTCTTATAAGGCATGCAAGCCAGGGCATAATGAACAGAAGTGTGAATACCAACCCGACACCAAAACGTAAATGGGGTATCTGAATAACAAGGTTGGTTAGCAACATCTAGAAAACCTAGAACAAGACTTGGGAGAAATTTGTAAGATGTGAATCGCTTAATGTTTTCTTCGATTAATGGGGCCATTACAACAGGTACGGACCAAACTGCAGCAGTTAAAACAACATTGCATGCAAGATCAAACGCCTTACATCAAGTGTCATAAGGAATATTGGTGATCTTTTCAACAAGACGGGAT